CTACCCTACCTAGCAAGGAGGAGGTTGGACCCACAAGTGGATAGTGCGTTAGCACCTTCCCAAGTAGGCTATCCAACATCTCAACTGTAGTCCTGTAGCAGCCTTGCGAAGCAAGCTGGTTACGAAGACTAACAGTTGAGATCACCTCCTTCACGTCTGCGATCGTGGAAGGTAACGCTTGCCGGACGCGTGTGATACTCACATCACGTCCATTAAAGTATTCCTTCCCGCAAGATTCTCTGAACCTACCGGTCCAGAAGGACTTGCTCAGACCAACTTGAGCACCGAAATGTTCAAGCGTCTGAACGATCGTACGCACATGTCTATTGGGGACAATCAAATCATCCCCATAGACGCGCACCTGACTAGAAAGGAGTTTTATATCCTTTCTAGAGATCGATGCGTTGAGCTCTTTCTGAATACCGAAGAAGATCAAGGTGCAAAACACCATGGCTTCAACGGGAAAACAGAGAGCTGAACCCATAGACGCGTACTTGGCTAGACGTATTACGCCCATGCCAGGTACGTCAGCCCGTCGTGAGCGACAAGCGTCAACGGCCCCTTGCAAGTGAGGCCATTTTCGCATCATCCTCCGTACGAGCTGATTGGAGACACGGTCAGATGCTTCACTCAAATCGAGTGTAGCAGTATGACCGCTCATCGAGCCCGACTTCGCAAGCTCCTGGTTAGGAGTTTGGTCGTCAAAGCCGATCAGCGTTGGTAGGAGTTCATCCCTACTATACGCTGCAAGGAACGCTCGCAAGAGCGCCTGCTGGCAATATTGCATGCAAGCAGGTTCAATTGCGATGATCCTTGGTGTCTTCAACGTTTTAGGGACGGAAACGACCCTTACGGGCATTTCCATCTCAGGTTCGAGGAAGGTCACCTTATCCAATTCACCAGTAAAATGGTGGTTGGCAATAAGGTACTTATGAGAAGGAAAATACTTCTCAAGTCGTGTAGTCCAGTGCTCCATACGGTACTTACCATTAACGGTAAGCTTATCCGCGGTAGCACCTGGACCATGCTTCGGAAGAAGGTTTCCGTAGTAGATATCTCTATCTAACTGCGAAAACACGTCTCCGAAAAGCAAAGTAGATATACGCTCAAACTCAGCAAGATCA